TTATTATACGCAGTATTATTAGAACCTTTACTTAGGTTCATATTTACAGTAAACGGGTGGGATTCAACTTTCCCTATTATAGATACAACTATTACAATGCAAGTTCTATTCGGAATGTTAGGATTAGCTGGTTTTAGATCATACGAAAAGAAAAACAATTTAACAAAATAATAAATAATAGAAATGGGAAGGTATTATAACTTAGAACAAGAAACAAAAGCGATCTCAAGAGACGCTAAAGCAGTAACAAAAAGTGACACAAATTTTACAGAAGCATTTGTACCTAGGGGGGAAGCTGCTTTGTATGTAGGAAATGGTGGAGATGTACACGTTAGAATGGCTGGTGACGAAAGTGACGCAACAGTTATTTTTAAAGGTGTATCTTCAGGAGCTTTTTTACCTATCGTTGTAAAAGCGGTACTTACAGCAACAACAGCTAGTGAAATTTTAGCTATAAATTAATAGGGCATGAATACTTTACTTAACACATCTTACGGAGGTTTAAATAAAGGAGCATTTTCAACCCCTGACGCATTTATAACAACGTGGAGAACAACAGCAGTTAACGAAACGCTTACTATTCCTTATAAAACCGGGGGTATATTTTACAACTACGAGGTTGAATTAGAAGATGGACGCACGTGGTCAGGACAGAATGCATCTCTTACAATAACTTTTCCTACGCCAGGTCAACACCGCATTGCTATAACAGGAATATTTCCTTCAATTTATTTTAATAACACCGGTGATAGAGAGAAAATTTTTTACGTTAACCAATGGGGAACTGTAATTTTTAGATCGTTTACAAGATCATTTTACGGTTGTACAAATTTAACTATCCTAGATCCTAGATCTCCTGTTATTGCTGCAGGATGTCCAATGGGTGCAACTTTTAGAAACGCTACGGCTTTAACCTCAGATCTTTCAGCTTGGAATACAGGTGGTGTTACGCAAATGTCTAGCTGTTTTGATATAGATACATTACTTACACCTCCAGAAAGCGGAGCAACGGGTGTTTATAATTGGGATGTGAGTAATGTTACTAATATGGCTTGGTTTATTAGGCGTCAAAAAACCTTTGACCAAAATCTTGGTGGATGGGATATAAGTAACGTAACAAATTTTATTGGTTTTATGTTTGATACTGATGGCTTATCGCCTGCTAACTACGATGCAACATTAATTGGATGGGCACAGACGTTAGTAAATTCGTACCCAAACCCTTTAGATTATGCTCCTGATATTGTTATTAATTTCGGAGGTTCAAAACACACAACAGCAGCTTTATCGGCTTTATCAACTTTAGAAACTGCAAAAGCATCTGGAGGATACGGTTGGACTATAACAGACGGAGGACCTGTATAATAACGGAAAATATGAAAGACTTAAAAGAAACAAGATTAAACTATCCTTCAGTAAACACTTGGTTTATATGCTGGAATGACAATAAAAAGAACATAACCGCATACGATTTAGTTATGACTTCACAATGCATGGTAACTCCGTGGGATGAGGTAGACTACTACACAGACGAACAAGAATGGTTAAAGGTGCTTCTAAATAATAACATAATTCCGGGAGGAGAATAACCGCATCATAACATGACCGCAGAAGATTTAAAAATTTATACTATTAACAGTTTTACACTCGGAATATCAATGACTAGTTTAGACACATTTCTAAAAATATCATTGTTAATAGTTACCATAGGGTATACAATAAACAAATGGTATCTGTTAACCCAAAAAGATAAAAACTCTAAAAACTAAAATTCCTGTAATACAGGTAACTATAACTTAAGGAACAATTAAATTAAACTAAATTATGAGTAAAATTAAACAAGAAGAATTAGACAACATTATTGCACAGCAAAATAACGCTGACAAGCTTATTAACAATTTAGGTTTGCTAGAAGTTAAGAAACATGAACTATTACACGCTTTTGCACAAGTCAATGCTCAAATAGAGGATACTAAAAAAGACTTAGAAGGCACATACGGTAAGGTTAATGTTAATTTAGAGACTGGTGAATATACGGAAATAGAAGATGAGCAAGATAGTTAGAAAAATAAGTATAGGATCAGATTACAAAAGTGATGCGATGCATTATTCTGTGGGACAAACCGTATACGGAGGTCACGAGATAAAAGCTATATTGCTTGACGAAAATGATATGTCTTATAATATCTACATAAGTAAAAACAACGAGACTATGCCATGGAAGAAATTTAATTCTAACATGGCTATATCCGTTGAATACGATCTAGAGTATTAATGAATAGTCTTGGTCAATTTATTGTTAAGCCTTTAAATGATCGGTATAATAATAAAGTAAAAGTAGGTGATAAAGATTTAATTACTAATACTCAAGTAGAGGATTGGAGATCTGTTAGCAAAGAAGCTATTGTTGTTTCAACACCTTTAGCTTTAAAGACAGATATAAGACCTGGAGATAAAGTAGTAATACATCACAATATATTTAGAAGGTGGTACGACATTAAAGGACTCGAAAGAAACGGTTCTACGTTTTTTAAAGACGATTTGTTTTTTGCTAACTCGGATCAAATATATATGTATAAAAGGAATGATACTTGGATTGCTAATATGCAATATTGCTTTGTATCACCTATTGCGGAAACAGACGTTTTAAAGAACCAAAAAGAAAAAGAACTTATTGGTATACTAAAATACGGAAACAAGTCCTTAGAAGACGCTAAAATACTACCTGGTGATTTAATCGGGTTTCTTCCTAACTCTGAGTTTGAGTTTGTTTTTGAAGACAAGCGTTTATATTGTATGAAATCAAATGATATCGTAATTAAATATGAATACAAAGGAGACGAAGAAGAATATAATCCAAGCTGGGCACATAGCCGTTGAGGAATTAATAAAAGTAGCTAAAGAAGCTATTGTTGATTCAGAAGAGGATTTGTCAGCAGACAAACTTAAGAATGCAGCAGCTACTAAAAAGTTAGCTATATTCGATGCTTTTGAAATATTAGCTAGATTAGAAGAAGAAGAGGCAAGGTTAGAAGAAAAACCTAAAGAGGAAAAGAAACAAGCTTTCAAAGGCTTCGCTGAAGGAAGATCTAAATAATGTACAAGCAATCTTTATATAAAATAAATACTGATCATATAAAACCGCAAATTATAAAGCGGATGAATAGGTATAAAAAATGGAAGTATGGTTATAATGCTGAGCATGACGTTGTGGTTATTAGCAAAACTGGAGAAATTGGGGAAATATATACTATCCAGGATCTTAACATCGCTCTACCTAAAGAACCAAAAGATATACAAAAGCGTTCAGCTAAGAAAGAAGAACAATATTGGAGCAAGCTAGAATACCCTAAAGAGCTGGCAAAAATAAAAAGCGTTTTTGATTGGGAAAAATACCCAAATGAGTTTAAAGAAAAGTGGTACGAATATATAGACAAAGAATTTGAAAAAAGAGAACAAGGTTTTTGGTTTTTTAACAATGGTAAGCCTGCTTACATTACTGGTACTCATTACATGTACTTGCAGTGGTCCAAAATTGATGTTGGGTCAGCAGACTTTAGGGAATCGAACAGACTATTCTTTATATTCTGGGAAGCTTGTAAAGCAGACAAAAGGTGTTATGGTATGTCATATCTCAAGAACAGACGTTCGGGATTTTCATTCATGGCGTCAGGGGAGACAGTTAACATGGCAACCATATCAACGGATTCACGGTTTGGGATTTTGTCCAAATCTGGAGCCGATGCGAAAAAGATGTTCACAGATAAAGTTGTACCCATTTCAAGTAACTACCCCTTCTTCTTTAAACCAATCCAAGACGGTATGGACAGGCCGAAAACAGAGCTTGCCTATAGAATCCCCGCATCCAGGCTTACCAGGCGAAAGCTTAACGAAGGTGAAACTGAAGAAGAATTAGAAGGACTAGATACAACTATTGACTGGAAAAACACAGGAGATAACTCTTATGATGGAGAGAAACTAAAACTACTAGTACACGATGAAAGTGGAAAGTGGGAAAGACCTGACAATATATTAAACAACTGGAGGGTTACAAAAACGTGTTTAAGATTAGGTAGTAAGATAGTAGGTAAGTGTATGATGGGTTCAACATCAAATGCTTTAGAAAAAGGAGGTAACAATTTTAAACAACTATACTATAACTCAAATGTTAATAAAAGAAACCGCAACGGACAGACTAGTTCAGGACTCTATTCTTTGTTCATACCTATGGAATGGAACTACGAAGGATACATTGATGCTTTTGGATTACCTGTATTTAACACGCCAAAAAAACCTGTAAAAGGTGTTGATGGAGAGTTAATTGATTTAGGTGTTATAGAACACTGGGCAAATGAAGTTGATGGATTAAAAGAAGATCAAGATGGTTTAAACGAATACTATCGCCAGTTTCCAAGAACAGAGAAGCACGCGTTTAGAGACGAAGCTAAAGAATCTATTTTTAATCTTACTAAAATATATGAGCAAGTAGATTACAACGAGGATTTAAAAAATACCGCTGTAGTAACAACAGGTAGTTTTGCCTGGGCTAACGGAATGAAAGATACTAAAGTTGTATTCCACCCTAATAAGGATGGTAGATTTAAAGTGTCTTGGGTTCCTCAGTTTAATTTGCAAAATAATATTATAATAAAAAATGGTACTAAGTACCCAGGGAATGACCACATGGGTGCATTTGGATGTGACAGTTATGATATATCAGGTACTGTTGATAAAAGAGGATCTAACGGTGCTTTGCATGGTTTAACTAAGTTTAGTATGGAAGATGCTCCTCCAAATTGTTTTTTCTTAGAGTATATAGCACGACCTCAAACTGCTGAGATGTTTTTTGAAGATGTATTGATGGCATGTATATTTTACGGTATGCCTTTATTGTGTGAAAACAACAAGCCTAGATTACTATATCATTTTAAAAGAAGAGGGTATAGAGGGTTCAGTATGAACAGACCAGATAAAGTTTGGAACAAGTTGTCAGTAACTGAAAGAGAAATAGGTGGAATACCTAACTCTAGTGAGGATATAAAACAAGCACACGCTGCGGCAATCGAATCTTATATAGAAACATACGTTGGTTACAACGGAGAAACATATGGCAATATGTATATGCAAAGAACATTAGAAGATTGGGCTAAGTTTAATATAAACAATAGAACAAAACACGATGCTTCTATTAGTTCCGGTTTAGCAATTATGGCATGCAACAAAAATAGGTATACACCTGTAGCTATTAGAGAAAGTAAAGCTATAAGTTTACCTTTTAAGAAATATGATAATAAAGGATTTACTTCGCAAATAATAAAATAAATGATAGAAACTAATTACAATAGCTCTTTTCCTAGTCAAGCTGTTACCGATGAAGAAAAAGGAGGTTCAGAATATGGATTAGCAGTAGCTAGAGCTATAGAACACGAATGGTTTGGAGGCACTAGAACGTCGGCAAATCGGTTTTCATCTAATTACGGTGCTTTTCACCAGCTTAGATTATACGCTAGAGGAGAGCAATCAATTCAAAAATACAAGGATGAGTTGTCTATAAATGGTGATTTATCTTATCTTAATTTGGATTGGAAGCCAGTACCTATTATTCCTAAGTTTGTAGATATTGTTGTAAACGGTATGTCTCAAAAATCTTATGACATAAAAGCTTACGCTCAAGATCCTGAATCTAGCAAGAAAAGAACAGAGTACGTTTCAGCTATTGTAGCAGATATGCAAACCAAACAGTTCAACGAGCAGATGATGTCTCAACTTGGTATAGATACTTATAACGTTGAGGATCCTTCTATGCTTCCTGAAAACGAAAATCAGCTTTCACTTCACATGCAACTTGACTATAAGCAGAATATTGAAATAGCTCAAGAAGAAATAATAAACAATGTTTTAGACAATAATAAGTATACCTTAACTAAGCGTAGATTAGACTACGATTTAACTGTTATAGGTATTGCTGCTACTAAGACTAGTTTTAATAAAGCTGAAGGAATAAAAATTGATTATGTAGATCCTGCAACTATAGTTTACTCTTACACAGAAGATCCTAATTATGAGGATTTATATTATGTAGGTGAAGTAAAAGAAGTAACAATAGCTGAAGTAGCAAAAGAATTTCCTTTGTTAACGAACGAACAATTAAAAGATGTCGAAAAAATGTCAAGTTCACGTAACTATACAAGTGGGTATGGTAGCGGTGATGATGACAAGGTTTCTTTATTGTACTTTGAATACAAGACTTATATGCACCAGGTCTTTAAAATTAAAGTAACTGATCAAGGTCTTGAAAAAGCAATTGAAAAAACAGATGAGTTTAACCCACCTGAAAACGATACGTTTAAGAAGGTGTCTAGAACTATAGAGGTTCTATATACAGGAGTTAAGCTTTTAGGACACAATACAATGTTAAAGTGGGAAATGTCAGAGAATATGACAAGACCATTTGCAGATACTACTAAAGTAGCTATGAACTTTTCTATTTGTGCCCCTAGAGTATATAAGGGTAAGATAGAATCTTTAGTTAGTCGTATAACAGGGTTTGCTGATATGATTCAATTGACTCACTTAAAGCTACAACAAGTTATGTCTAGAATAGTACCGGATGGTGTATTTTTAGATATGGACGGTTTAGCGGAAGTTGATTTAGGTAATGGAACAACTTACAATCCGGCAGAGGCTTTAAATATGTACTTTCAAACAGGTAGTGTTGTTGGTAGATCTTTAACGCAAGACGGTGAAATGAACAGAGGTAAAATACCTGTGCAGGAATTAGCGTCATCATCTGGTCAAGGAAAAATAAGTTCTCTTATAAATACTTATCAGTATTATTTGCAAATGATTAGGGATGTAACCGGATTGAACGAAGCAAGAGATGGTAGTCAACCTGATAAAAACTCATTAGTAGGGCTTCAAAAGATGGCCGCTAACGCATCTAATGTAGCTACTAGACATATAACACAGGCTGGTTTATATTTAACACTTAAAACGTGTGAAAACATTTCATTAAAAATAGCAGATTTATTAGAGTTTCCTTTAACCCGTAATTCTATGAACAACAGTGTGTCAATATACAACGCTGAAATACTTGCTGAAATAAGTACATTAAATCTGCATGACTTTGGAATTTACTTAGAGTTAGAACCGGATGACGAAGCTAAACAGCTATTAGAACAAAACATACAAGTAGCATTACAATCAGGTGGTATTAACTTAGAAGATGCTATTGATATTCGTGAAATTAAAAATATTAAATTAGCTAACGAATCTATTAAGTTTAAAAGACAGAAAAAAGAAGAAAGAGATCAAGCGGCTCAGCAAGCAAATATACAAGCACAGGCTCAGGCAAATGCTAAAGCATCAGAAGCAGCAGCTATGGCAGAGGTACAAAAGCAACAAGCATTATCGCAAACTAAAATACAAATAGAGCAATCAAAATCTCAGTTTGATATACAAAGAATGCAGATGGAAGCAGAGATTAAAAAGCAATTAATGGAAGTTGAATTCCAGTATAATATGCAACTAGCTCAAGCTCAGTCCGGTGTAAAACAGGGCAACGAAAAGTATAAAGAAGATCGTAAAGACGATAGAACAAAAATACAAGCGTCACAACAAAGTGAATTAATTGACCAAAGAAAAAACGATTCTTTACCAAAGAATTTTGAATCTGCAGGGTTTGACAACCTCGGCGGATTTGGCCTAGAGCAATTTGAACCTAGGTGATAACTATTTACTAATTTTATAATATCATATCATGTCAGAAACAATTAAAGTGGATCTTAAAAACGGTCCTAAAGTAAACACAGACAACGTTACAAAAGTTGACTTGTCAAAACCAGTTGAAGTAGTAACAGAAGAAGTAGCAACAGAAGAAGTTGTAGCGGTAGTTGAAGAAGTAGTTGCGGAAGTGACTGCAGACTCAGAGGAAGTAATTACTATAAACGAAGTTACAGAACCTGCTGTTATAGCAGAAGTAGAAAAGATTATTGAGTCTACGCCAAAAGCAGATTTACCTGAAAACGTAGAAAAGCTAGTAAATTTTATGCAAGAAACAGGCGGAACCGTACAGGATTATGTTAGGTTAAACGCAGATTATGACAAAGTAGATTCAGATACGTTGTTAAGAGAATATTACAAAAACACAAAATCACATTTAGATGACGCTGAGATTGATTTCTTAATGGAAGACAAGTTTGATTATGATGAAGATATTGAAGAGGAGCGAGACATCCGAAAAAAGAAACTCGCAAAAAAAGAAGAGGTTGCAGAAGCAAAGAGCTTTTTAGAAGGTCTGAAAGACAAATACTATTCGGAAATCAAGTTGAGACCCGGAGTGTCGCCAGAACAAAATGAAGCTTCAGAGTTTTTCAACCGTTATAATGAGAGTCAAAAAGTAGCAGCGCAACAGCACTTGACATTTAAAGAAAGCACTAAACAAATGTTTAACCAAGATTTCAAAGGTTTTGATTTCAAATTAGGTGATAAGACATTTAGATACGGCGTTCAAAATGTAGAAAAAGTTGCAGAAAGCCAATCTAACATTAATAACCTTATCGGGAAGTTCCTGGATGAAAAAGGTGATGTAACGGATACGAAAGGTTATCACAAAGCTATTTATGCTGCAGAAAATGTGGATACCATTGCAAAACACTTTTATGAGCAAGGCAAGGCCGATGCAGTAAAAGACGTAGTAGCAAAATCCAAAAACATTAGCGAAGGAGTGCGGTCGACTGCACCATCCGAAGTTAGTATTGGCGGATTCAAGGTAAAAGCAATTAGTGGTGTTGATTCTTCAAAATTAAGGATTAAAAAAACATTTAACAATTAACATTTAAAACATTTAATTATGGCATTAACAGGTGGAACGGGTTTAGTACCCTTCGCAAAGAAATCGGTATTATCAACAAACTATATCGACTTTACAAGTGCAGATGCGGATAGCGCAAACTGGGCACAACAGTACATTCCAGAAGTTTATGAAGCTGAGGTTGAAAGATTCGGTAACAGAACTATTGGAGGATTTTTAAAAATGGTAGGAGCTGAAATTCCTATGACGTCTGATCAAGTAGTTTGGTCTGAGCAAAATAGATTGCATGTTTCTTACACTGGTCTTACTCTTAGTGGAGCAGGTGTTTTAGCATCATTACCAGCTAACAACGTAATCGGTATAGGTCAAACTATATTAGTTATTAAGGAAGACGGTTCTGCATCTGCAAAAGCTTACGTTAACGGAGTAACAAACGGAACTACTGTAACTATTAAGGGGTACTCTAAGAGTGTTTCTGAAATTGCAGCTTTAGTTGGAGCAACAGGAGTAAAAATATTTGTTTATGGTTCTGAATATGCAAAAGGTACTGATACAACAGCTGTATCTATCGAGCCTTCTTTCACTCAGTTTTCTAACAAACCAATTATCATTAAGGATAAATACGAAGTAAGTGGTTCTGATGCATCTCAAATTGGATGGGTTGAAGTAACTACTGAAGGTGGAGATTCTGGATATTTATGGTATTTAAAAGGTGAAGGAGAAACTAGATTACGTTTCGAAGATTACTTAGAAATGGCTGTAGTTGAAGGTGAGAAGAAATCTGGTAACGGAGATGTTCCAACTGGAATTGAAGGTACTGAAGGTTTATTCGCTGCTGTAACTGGTAGAGGACAAGTTGATAACGCATTCGCAGGAAGCTTAGCATCTTTTGATCTTATTCTTAAAGGATTAGACAAAGAAGGAGCTATTGAAGAAAACATGTTATTCTTAAACAGAACAACTGCTTTAGCTTTTGACGATATGTTAGCTGGACTTAACGGTGGAAACACTGGAGCTGGATCTGCTTATGGTATATTCAACAATGATCAGCAAATGGCATTGAACTTAGGCTTTTCTGGTTTCAGACGTGGATCTTACGATTTCTACAAAACTGACTGGAAATACTTAAACGATGCTTCAACTAGAGGTATCGCTACAGATGCTTCAGTAAATGGTATCTTAATTCCTGCAGGAACTTCAACTGTTTATGACCAATCACTTGGGAAAAACATTAGAAGACCTTTCTTACACGTAAGATACAGAGCTTCAGAAGCTGATGACAGAAGAATGAAGTCTTGGTTAACTGGTTCAGTTGGCGGAGCTGCTACATCTTCTTTAGATGCAATGGAAGTTCACTTCTTATCTGAAAGATGTTTATGTGTACAAGGTGCAAACAACTTTGTATTATTCACATAGTCAAGAGTATATTATTGTAATTTTTACCCTCGTTGAATCTACGGGGGTAATTATTACCTTTTAAAAATTATTTAATTATATCATATTATGGCAAAACAAAATACAGCTGCAAAGGCAGCACCAGTAACGCCTGTTGCAACAAAAGAGATTGCAGTAGAGCAAACAATCACAACTTCAAAGCCTTCGTGGCCAATTAAAGATAGAAGTTATTATTTAGCAGGAGGTAGCGAGCCTTTATCATTTAGATTAAACTCTAGGCACTCTGCTTTAAAACCTTTACTTTATTTTGATGAAGAAAATGGAGTTCAAAAAGAATTAAGATATGCTACTAATCAAAACTCTCCGTTTGTAAACGAACAAAAAGGAGAAGCTACATTAGGACAAATACTTTTTGAAAACGGTATATTATCCGTTCCAAAACAAAACCAAAACTTACAAAAATTATTATCTTTATATCACCCAGACTTAAACAAAAGGTACTACGAATTTGATGCTCAAGAAGAAGCTATTGACGAATTAGAAGACTTAGAAGTAGAGTTTGAAGCTTTAACAGCGGCAAGATCAATGGATATCGACCAAGCAGAAGCTATTCTTAGAGTAGAAAGAGGATCTGAGGTTGCTAACATGAGTTCTAAGGAGATTAGAAGAGATTTATACATATTCGCTAAAGGTAATCCGCCTTTGTTCTTAGAACTAGCTAATGACGAAAACGTTCATTTAAGGAACGTTGCAATTAAAGCTACTGAGGCAGGAATTATATCTTTAAGCGGTGATAATAGAACATTCAATTGGTCTAGCAATAACAGAAAGTTAATGACTGTACCTTTTGACGAGAACCCATATTCAGCTATGGCAGCTTTCTTTAAGACAGACGAGGGGATGGAAGTCCTTAACTCTATAGAGAAAAAATTAATTTAACACGTAATATATTTATAGGGGGTAGTTACTCTATCCCCTTATATTACATTAAAAAATAATAAATGGCAATAAACGTAAATACTGTTTATCAAACGGTCTTATTAATACTCAATAAAGAGCAAAGAGGGTATATGACTCCGGATGAGTTTAATAAAGTGAGTCAACAAGTGCAGCTCGAGATATTTGAAAAATACTTTGAAGACTTAAACCAGTTAATCAGAAGCCCTCAAACGGAATCTGACTATGCTGATCGTGTCACTTATTTAGAAGAAAAAATATCCGTATTTGAAACTGTTGATACTATTTCGGTTTCAAGCGGTATAGCAAACCTTGCTAACGTTCATAGATTAAATACCGTTGCTTATAACGGTGTAGAACTACAATCAGTAGGTAGAAAAGAATATTATAATATTACAAGATCTCCCTTAACAGCACCTACAACAACATATCCAATTTACTTACAAGAAGGTTCAGCCTTAAAAATAGAGCCTGCAGCTTTAATAGCAAATGTAGATATTTCTTATTTAACAACACCAGCAGCTCCTGTATGGGGTTTTACAGTAGATGGTAACTTACAAATCTTCGTATACAATCCAGCTGGTTCAGCTTCTACAAACTTTGGTTTGCATATTTCAGAACAAACAGAAGTAATACTTAGAATATTAGCTTACGCGGGTATAATTATAAGAGATCCACAAATAGTGCAAGCGGCTTCTGCTCAAGTACAACAACAAAACATAAACGAAAAAAGTTAATAAATGGGTCTACTAACAGAAAACAATGCACATTACTATTCAGGTCAACAAGTATATGTAGAAAAAGAAGCAACTGGCTCATTTGTACAAATACCCTGGACAGGAGACGTTCCTTTAATAGATGGTGTAGGAACTAATCCTAATTATAGAGTTACTAGAAATGGTGTAGAAATGACATATGGCTATTCTTTATCAGAAGGTAGGATTATAGTTTTTACCACTACTCTTGGGGATGTTATAATTATTGAACTTCATACTTATGCTATAGAATCTAATTATGGGAGCTATGCATATATTACTGTAGATGACATTGTAAACAACTTTCAAGTTGCATACGTTGGAGAAGATAAGTTAATTGCTAAAGTAAAAAGAACAGATATACTATTTCACGCAAAAAGAGGATTACAAGAATTTTCTTATGATACTTTAAATAGTATTAAGTCTCAGGAATTAACAGTACCTTTAAATTTAGGCATACCGTTACCTCAAGACTTTGTAAACCTGGTTAGCGTCAGTGTTGTAGATGAAAATGGTTTAAAGCAACCTATTTATCCTAATTCATTAACTAAGTCTCCAACTGAATTACCTATACAGGATTCTTCCGGGATACCCGTGCAAGATGACAAAGGAAACAATGTAGACGCCTCTAGTTCTATAGTAGAAGATAGTTTTAGAGATTTTAATTTAGAAAGAGTATCAGGTAGAGATTCTCAAAGAGGAGGAAGATATGGTTTAGATCCAGTTACCTCTCACACTAACGGATTATACTTGCTTAATAAACGCGAAGGTAAAATTACTTTTAGTGGTGGTTTAGTAGATAGACCTATAATTCTTGAATACTTATCAGATGGATTAGCTTACGATGCAGATACTAAAGTGCCAAAAATGGCAGAAGAAGCAATGTACGCTCATATTTTATATTCTATTTTAGCTAATAGATCTAGACAACCAGAATACATTGTAAGCAGATTAAAACGAGAAAGATCCGCTAAATTAAGAAATGCAAAAATAAGACTATCAAACATAAAGCTTAGCGAAATCATTCAAGTAATGAGAGGGAAGTCTAAGCAAATAAAACACTAATTAAATGGCTGAAATAAAAAATAGTTTTTTAGCGTCTAAAATGAACAAAGATTTAGACGATAGGCTTATACCTAGTAACGAATATAAAGATGCCTTAAATATAGCTGTTTCAAATTCAGAGGACAGTGATGTTGGTGCTTTGGAAAACATACTTCAAAACACTAATATATATCCTATATCTTCAGAAACAAATATAGGAAATGATAATGGTAAAATTATTGGTAAGATTGTAAATCCTGCTAATGACGAAATATATTTGTTTTACACGAACTATAAAGACACCTCTACAGATGGATTAAGCAATCATCAAGCAAGTAGCTTTGGGGTTGACACTAGTTCTGTTATAATAAGATATAATCCTGTTTTACCATCAGGTGAATCTTCTCAGTTAGTTTTTGGGAAGTTTTTAAACTTTTCAGAGACCAGCCCTATACACGGAATAAATATAGTTGAAGACTTTCTTTTTTGGACGGATGATAGAAATCAACCAAGAAAAATAAATATAAAAAGAGCAGCTGCTAACCGTTTTCATTACTCATGTGAAGATGACGTATCTGTTGCTAAATTTGCTCCATATACTCCTATAGACTTATATAAAACCTACGACGATAATGTAGTTAGAACGACTATGAAAGATGCTACTAGCGAGCTTTTACCAGACGGTTCTACTGCTAATCCTGATTACAATCCGCTTTACGCAGGGGATTCTAATTATTTAGAAGATAAATTTGCTAGGTTTAGTTATAGATTTAAGTACGAAGACGGAGAGTATTCTATTATGGCTCCGTTTACTCAAATAGCTTTTATACCTAAACAAGATGGTAGTTTTTTAGCGGGAGATGAGACTTTGGCTTTTACAAGTACAATAGTTGCTTTCATGGAAAACAAAGTAGATCAAATATCTTTAGTTATAAACCTACCAAGTGCTGGGGAAGATTTACATGCGGATTACAAAATAAAAGAAATAGACATCTTATACAAAGAATCTGACAAGATTGCTATTAGCGTATTAGATACTGTTTCAGTAGCTGAAGTAGCACTTCAATCATTAGCTACAAATGTTTACGCATATAGTTATCAATCTAGAAAACCAATTAGAACATTACCGCAAAATCAAAGTACAAGAGTTTATGACAAAACACCTGTAAGAGCATTAGCCCAGGAAGTAAGTGGGAATAGAGTTATTTATGGTAACTTTGTAAACAAGCATACGGCTCCTGACCATTTAGATTATCAGGTTACAGTTAACCAAAAGTTTTCTTCAGGTTTAGTTGACAATAACTGGTCATATATAGAATACCCTGAACATACTGTAAAAAGAAATAGAAACTACCAAGTAGGATTTATATTAAGCGATAGATACGGAAGACAATCCGATGTTATACTATCTAGTGTTATTGATAACAATTCAGTGAATGGTACTTTTGGAGCTTCTACATTTTATGTGCCTTACAGGCCGAGCGCTACTTCTCCTACTACATTTTTAGCGGATGTTGGTAACTCTATTAAAATTCAATTAAACGAAACAATAAAAAGTATTAGAAGCCCTTTAAGTTTAACTAACTCAATATCTACAGGTGAGCCTGGTCTTTATGATGTAGATACCAATCCTACAGGGTGGTACTCATACAAAATTGTTGTAAAACAAACTCAGCAAGAATATTACAACGTTTACTTACCTGGATTCTTAGAAGGGGATTTAAACAACGGACCTTCCACAGCGACTCACTCTGTTTTAATAGGTGATAATATCAATAAAGTACCTAGAGATTTACAAGAAGTAGGCCCTAATCAAACAAAATACAGAAGTAGCGAGGTGCTTTTTCCTGTGGTAGAAAACTATCACACTACTAATGATAACTGGAATCAAGCGTTTTATCCTGAAAACAATAAGTTTGACGTAACAACTGTCGCTCCGTTTCAAGATTTAGACAGGCTAGGAGGTGGAACTACAACACAACCATCTATTTTTGAAAATACAGAGGATCCTTTAATAATGCGGATAGGGGATAATAATGGGGGATTAGGTGCCGACAATCAACATATGGAACCTACATTATCTATAGCAGAGACCACTCCTTTTGTATCTAACATTGAAATATATTATGAAACATCGACAGCTGGCTTAATATCTGAATTAAACAATAATGTAATTACAGACGTAGGTACACCTATAATGGGCTTTAGTACTTTTGATTACGCTCACAATGAAAATCAAGCTTGGAATGGAACAGGCACTACAACAGGAGACGCTGACTCGCCTTTTATTACTAGCGAATTAATACCTGTTGACAATGTAAATAATCTATTAAACAATACACAATTTGTTAGCTTATCTGTTTTAGATACCACTGGACAAAATAGAACTAGTCAGTTTGAAATGATTGCAACGGGGTCTGTAGACAATGGCTATAGATTAAAATTAAAAGACGTAACTTCACAGTTTTACTATGGGCCAGATGCTTCTACAAAAGAAAGCTACAGCTTTACAATAGGACTGCGTAACTTAGATGATAACACAACAGCTACATTAGATAGCCCCGTTACAAATTCAAACGTAATATCAGTAACCGTAACTGCCGGTAACCCTCCTTTCGTAGGGCAAACTATAAGTGGAGTAGGAATACCTAACGCAACCGTAACATTTGTTGATGGTAGTAATATTACTTTAAATGTACCTATAACTCAAACTGCTGGATATGTTTTTAACTTTACCGCGCCTGTAACTACATTTATTAGAACTGGAGCTTTAAGTAATAGTCAACCAACAATTGAGTCAATAACATATGTTACCCCTGCTTTTTCTTCTATGGTAGGATTGTATGCTACAATAGTTGCTCACAACGGAACTTTTATAGTTGCAAAAAAAGAATTAAACATTGAGTATGTGTGGTCAACACTACAGCCGCAATTATTCGGAGGTTATGGAGAATTTAGCATTGGTAATGTAGGGGATACTAGTTTAATAACTATTAATAACCCTAATGGAGGACAAGTCACTTTGGCTATGTCTCAAAACGGTGAGATCCGTATTTTTGCAGGTGCTTTTGACTTTTTGTTTACATTTAGTCTTAAGGTAACAGTAACAGACGCAGGCGGACTTACCACAGAAGCAACGGTAGTTTTTAACAATGTAGTACCCGGAGCTTTTACTAATGCTTTTTCAACAGCTTTTGATATATAAAAACAATAAATAAATAAACAACTAATATGGCATCATTACCAAAAAGAGATCTTTTAGCACAGCTTGCAGACAACAACTCAAAGCAAATTGGCGCTACAGACGTATCAGACATTGTAACTACAATGTATCAACCTACACTAATATACCACGGAACGTTAGAAGACGCTTCCAACAGGCGGGTTATAGAGTACTACTTTAATCCTGATTATTTTCAAAAGAAAGGGTATAACGGAAATACAGGAGGACAAAGCTTAACGAGTAGTACTCAAATATATCAATTTACAGGTTTAGGCTCAGGAATACCTAATGGGTGGAGTAGTGTATCAAATGTTGTAAACATCACTCCTGCTACTTCCGGCGGAAAAGGACTAAAAGTTATGGTGTTTGGTGCTGGTGGTGTAGTTACTGATTATCAAGTTGTAGTTCAAGGTGGTGGATATCGCCCTGGTGATCAGCTTAGAGTTGAAGTTGCTGGTTCTACAACAAATCCTATTATTACATATAGAGCAGCTATTAGATATTTTTCACAAGATAATTATACTATGACATTTAACACAGACAACGGTGTTCATACAGGAGTAAACAGCATCCCTCAAATGATACCTTACAATCTAACTTCCGGTACAGATATGGAAGATATGTATTGTAGAGTAGGTTCTTTAAACGAATCAGGTGCTCCGGTTTATACTGACGACAACATTCTAAAAGCACGAGCTGGTTACGATACTAACCGATGGGCCATGAACATTACTTTATGGAGGATAAATGGAGCTTAATATAAGTTAAATAAGTTAAAAAACAAGTAATTATAGATATATGGCAGCTATCATTGAAGTAAAATATTTTAATTCTTTCCTGTTGCGTAAAACAGTAAATCTTGAAAATGTGCCTATTTGGCATAAAACATCAGGGCTAGTTGCTGACGCAGAAAGAAATTGGATTATAGAAGAATCTAGAATTAGAGGAGGTTATAATAATACTTCAGTTGATTTTGGAGCAAAAGCTTATTTAGCCACCGAAACTAATACGGGCGCTATTTTATCTAGTAGCTTAATATACTCAGGTATATTAAATTCTAGAACAGGTGTTAACAATACTAATCAATTTCCAGTAGGTGAAGAGATAACAAGAAGCTTAGATCCTTCAAATGGAAGTATACAAAAACTATATGCCGAAAATACTAACTTAACTATACTACAAGAAAACAAAGTAAGTAAAGCTCTTATAGACAAGGATGCTATTTACTCTGCTGAAGGAAGTTCGATTACAACTTCAGGTTCTCAGGTTATTGGACAAATTGTTCCTTATGCTGGAGAATACGGTATATCAAGAGATCCAGGTAGTTTTGCTGTGTATGGTTATAGAAAATACTTTACAGATAAAAATAGAAATGCAGTCTTAAGACTTTCGGCTGATGGTATTACTGAAATATCATCTTATGGAATGAAAGATTTCTTTAGAGATAAATTTCAAGACATAGATTTAAACCCGTTTACCCTAGGTACAATTGTTGGTGGATTCGATGTTCATACTAAAACTTATGTTGTTTCTTTACAAAGTAGTAATGGCGATGATTATGAAACTTTAGCTTTTGACGAAAGCGTTAAAGGATGGGTTTCTAGATACAGTTACAAGCCAGATCAAATATTTAGTTTAAAAAATAACTTCTACACTACTTTTAGTGGTGAATTAGATGGGGATTTAAGTAGAAATGGTTTATACAAACATTACTTTGGAGCTGAATATGGTAAACTATATAAAGAAAGCGTTCCTTCTTCTATTACAACAGTGTTTAACCCTAAGGTTTCTATGTCTAAAAACTTTTTAACAATAGGTTATGAAGGAAGTAACGGATGGGAAATGTCAGATTTTAGATCAGACTTTACAGGTGTTGATGACGGTATAAACTTTAACGATGTTACTTTCCCTGTTAAAAGTTACAACGAAGGAGAGTTTGTAATAAACCCAGCTACTGGACAACCAGTTAGACCAGTTGATTACCAAGCTACATTTGGTACACCTTACCCGCCTTATAATAAAATGAGAGCAGGTTTTAATAGAAAAGAAAACAAATACGTATCTAATTTAAAAAATAACAGTATGCCAAGACCTGGAGAAGTAGTGTACTCTCAGTCTTTATCTGGTGTAAAAGGTATGTTTGCTACGGTTGTATTCTCTATCGATGCAACTACAGATTTATTAGGTAAAAAAGAATTATTTGCAGTGTCTTCTACCTACGTAGAGTCATCATATTAAATTAAATCAATTAAATGGAATTAAGTAAAAGAAGATTAACATCTGAAGACTATGATACAATAGTTAAATGGTGGGCGTCATGGCCAGACTGGGAGCCTTTAGCTAGGGACTTACTACCAGAAAATGGCACTGGAGGTATTATGATTGAAAGAAACGGTATACCTGTTGTAGCTGGTTTTCTTTATGCCACAAATTCTAAAATAGCTTGGATGGAGTGGATTGTAGGCAACCCAGAGGAAAGAAATAAGTCAGAAGCTATAGAACTACTAATATCATCATTAGAAGAATGGGGTATAGAAGGTGGTTTTAAAGTTATTCTTAGCATAGGCAGAAGTAAAAGCCTTATAGATAAACATAAAAAACTAGGGTATACGGTGGATGATAATCCATCTTACGAAATAATTAAAAATATATAAAAATGGCAGTAGTAACATCAGTAGTAGCGGCCAGTGCGATGGTAATTGGTTCAACAGTTCAAGCAATTGGTGCGCATCAAAAAGCTCAAGGAGCTAAAGGAGACGTAGCTAGGGCTAAAGGTAGGTTAGAAGAGCTTGAAAATTCAAGACAAGCTATTATAAATCCATATGAGAACATGGAAAACTTATCAAGTATGGCTTCCGACACTTCTGGTAATTTAAAAAATAGATATGCAAACATAGGTGTTGCAACTCAAGCTGCCGAAATGCAAATAGAAGAAGCTGATATTTCATTAGCAAATACTTTAGATACTTTAGCTGCTACAGGTGCAAGTGCGGGTGGTGCAACTGCATTAGCTCAAGC